TCATACTAGTCTTTCTTCTATTATATCAGCAGTCTCCCCAATAACTGCCTCATAGCGTGGATTATCAACTAAAAATTGTCCGTGATCAGCTATCGACTCATCCCAACTATCATACGCCCTAAATCGGTCCACAATATCCGTGACAACACCTGCTTGATATTCCTCTTGGGTTTTGGTATCAAATGATTTACCAGTCCAAGAGCTATCTGCCTTAATACCAAACAGAGCGTTGTGTGGGGCATGTTTGCCCCACCCGCTCTCTAAGATAGCTTGTGCTGCTGTCACATCGCACCATTACGAGCCTTAATAACTTTACCCTCAAGCAAACTTGTGATCGCATACTCAATCCTTGCTTTAATAAAATTAGCGTCTAAACCAACAATACTGCTAGCGTTGAGATTAATCACATTGATTTTGTTTGCATCGATTGTCCCACCGATAATCTGGTCGGCTTTTAGCTTGATAAACTCACCAATTTTTGCGCCAAAAGCCCCGTTAACCGTGGTATTGCCGTCTAAAGCAATACGCTCACCAGAAATTCTGACACCGTAGCCATTGAGGTTTATGGCTGAGACAATCTCTTTTGCGGACATCTTAGCATCAATCCCACCAGCTCTCTGTATGGCTAACTTGATACTGTCCCCAGACTGGTTAATGATGCTTGTCACATCGGCTCTTGTGACTCGTTGGTCAATTTGACTAGCTAATTGGCTAATCCGAGAATTAAGCTTACTGTTTGGACTATTAACATCAGACTGTAAACCACTAACAGTTTGTTGTAAGCTGCTGTAACTCCCTTCAGCATTTTGTAATCGCCGCTGATAACTGTCTAGGCCCTGTTGTACACGACTGACAGCACCTTCACGGTTACTTATCTCTTGTGAGATTTGCCTGGCAGTTGCTTGTTGCGTTGATTGCAACCCACTGATTTTTGACTCCAGCTCTACGCGCATACCTTGATTACTATGAGTAAACTCAGCTCGTAAGCCATCGAGCTTGCTTTCATAGGCCTCTGTAGTGCCTGACGAGGTAGTGGTTATTTTAGCGGACAGCTTGCGTATCTCGTTATCATACCTTTGATACAAGCCTTGAGCGGTTGTTTGTATCTCAGCTTGTAAACCGATTTTATCATTGGCCATTGTGGCTTTTAGCCCCTCAATACCAGCTTGGTAGCTTGACGATAGCTGTCTATCTGCATCTTGGTACTCACGTCTAATGCCTGAGACTGTCTCGTTGATAAGCGCAAGTTTTTTATCGGTCTCGCTACTAATACGTTGCTGCGTGCCCTCTGCGGTTTTGATAATCTCAGATTTTATTGTACCGTTGTAATACTCTTCAATCATCCCTTGATTATTAAGCTTGATTTTTGACCAAAGTTTGGAGTTTTTAGTATCTGTTAACTCGAGGCTAATCTCTTTGAGGTCTTTAAATAGTCCAGTCGGATTACCTGTCCCCTCGACAACCACGGGCGCCACGTAGTTAGTTGGTTTACCCCCTCGCTCAATCATGAGCTGGTTAAAGCGAGTTGTACCGATACATTTGTTATTGGCTATTTTAACGCTTTTTGTGTCACCATCAGCCGTAAATGTATAATAAGCACGTCCATCTGAGCCGATTGTTAAATTTGACTCGTCTATTAAAAGTGTTGGGTCTCTACTCAAATGTTACCTCCTAATTTTTACCGTAAATTTTGACAAAAAAACTTTTTTCTAATGCTCTAAAAAAACAAAAATGACTATCTTGTAATGCTAGTATTTTATGCCCTGCTAAAAAAATCGTATTGTTTTTTGTTGTGGGGGTTTTAACAAAAAATGCATTATTGATTACGATTTTATAAAAAGGATAAATATCCAATTTTTTCCCAGCGCTTGTCAGCAAACCGTCAAAAAGCAGATCCCACGAACGCTGATAGACAATCGTATTATTACAAATAATACGATCAATCGTTTTGTTATTAATAATGATATTATTTAAATCTTTTAACAAATTATGACCTCTCAAACACGATCATGCCACTGGTATTGCTAGGCACCTGTCCTTTATCAACCACTTTAACCTCAAGATATTGTCCGGTTTGCGTGTCTTTTAGCTTACCGATATTATTAAGCTGTGACTGTATATCAGCTTGTCTGAGATAGCCAGACAAGCGCTCATTAAGACCAGCTATGTCACTAATCTCATGCTTATGTTTTTTAGCAGCATAATCTTTTTCCGCTTGCTTTTTTGTCACTACTTTGACTTCACCAGGAGTAGTCAGTAAGCGACCTGTTGAGGTAGCAGTCACGTAGTTAGCACCAACATAAGTCACCGCTACCTCCAAATAATTGTCTGCTTGGGTGGTAGTGTTATGTATTGTAATCAATACTTTGTCACCATTTTTGGTAGAAACTGTAGATTCGTTGACATACCAACTCGCCGAATAGCTGGGTTTTGCATAACTTTTTAGTAAGCTATCTGTATAACTATAGCTGCTTGTAAACACCTTTTGAGATAGCCCTAAAAAGTCATTAATAGCTTTAACATCTGCAGAACCGACGTTTTTAAGTTCAGATTTTTTGACATAATCTTCCAGATTGATGCCGTTGACATCACCAGTATCCCCTTTTGGGACAACAATTTGTGTCCCGTCGCTGAAAGATACCTGCGTTCCATCTGAAACACGCTTGTGATTTGTGATAGTAATACTATCACCTTTAGGTCCTGACTCACCTTTAACGTTTCCAAGATCTAACTCTGATTCCTCTTCAATTTTTAATTTTAAATGACCGGATTCGTCAATCCTAGCGCTCTCTACGCCCTTACCTCTATCCCCTTTTTGGCCATTGGGGATATTAAAGATTTTTTGAGTGTCGTCTGATAGTTTGATAGTGAGTGTCTCACCATCTTTGGTGATGTCGGTTATACTTGTCCCTTTGTCCCCTTTTTGACCTTTGATGTTGCCAAGCTTAGTCTCTTTGTCGCCAATCCACACAGACAAGTCACCATTTTCGGATAGTTGTACTTTTGTTATGGATTCTCCTTGCGGACCTTCATAGTAAGGCAAGTCATTGTAGCTTGTTTTACCATCTCCGACCTTTAGCTTATGGGTGTCTAGCTCGACGACTAGTTCACCTTCGTCAATGACAGGGTTAGTTGACTGCCATTCTGAAGCGTCTTTTCGGTCAAAGACAATTTTTATTGGTATTGTTTCGACTGATGTCATCTGTCCCTCCTCCCATCTAAAATAATTTTTGGTTTATCGGACTGTTTGCCGATAATAGTTGCACCTTTGGCATCTGCAATCTCTTTATAAGCCATCTCAAGAGCTAATTCCTGCGCCTCTGAGGCGTTTATCTCCACAGACTTAGATTTATACCAATCACCTGTTAAAACGCCTGTATAGCTCAAAGGATAAACCTCTATAGACTGTTTATCTTTAGTGACCTCAAACGTCTGTGCATCCATTTTTGCTTTGGTTGGTGTCAGTACTAACTTAACTCCCTTGTTGTTAGCCTGTGTCAGCGTGACAGCCACTTTTTGGAGCAGCTCACAAGTCTGACTAAAGCTTATCGTGTACGTCTCGCCACGCTTAAAACCACCGTCGTTGGCTTCTACTTCTATGTAATCCTCATCATAGGTTTTGGTGCGGTTAGGGTCGCCAACCAGCAAATTTTTGTTGTAGCGGGTCTTACCGTTGTTACCTAAAATTTCGGCGTTTAGACGGGACGTCTCGCTCGTTTCACTGACTTTGTTTTTGAGGTCATCAAAGCTTTGTTTAATCGATGGGATGTCATCAACTTTGATAGTCTCTGTGATTTTTTTGATGGCTTCCTCTGGTAACGCTAGGTTTTTGAGGGTGGCTCGGAATTCCTCTAGCTCTTTGTCAGTACGCTGGTTAATTTCTTCCTGCGCTTTTTTAGCTTTTTCGATTTCGGCTATTGCGTCATCAAAAGCTCGTTGATTGGGGTTTAAATCCTCTGTTAATTGCCATCAAGCAAGCGCTCCTCCTCTACGCTGACGATATTACGGCCATACTCCAATACCGTGGGAGCTTTACGCCCCATTTGCTTGCGTAAGATGATTGTACGGTTGTCAAACTCGTACTCACCACCGTAAACATCTAGGATAGAGCCAGCGACACCTCCTAGAGCACCACGGGCATTGCCGATTTTATCAGCTTCCCAGTTAAAACTCCCAAGCGTTAAGATGTCGCTTTTAACGTCAAAAGTATCATCACCAACAAGGTTTTCTTTCCAGATTTCTAAAGCTGATTCGGCTCCTACGCTCGCACCGTTTACAAACGGTTTTAAAGCAATATCCTGTGTGCGCATAGAAATATGACGCGCAAAAATCTCAATGTGGTCTTTACTATTGCGCAGCACTCGATTAATCTCAAAAGTCTGCCATTTGGTTCTTCGCCCAGCGTCAGACTTAATCTTCATTTCCTCTTTAAAAACTGAGGCAAATACTCCGTCTAAAGGGTATTTGATATATAGCGAGTAATTGCCATTACGCTCTCTGGTAACTCTGATCTCGTAAGCGTCCGCAATCTCACCAAGACCAAAACTCCTAAACTTGGTTTCCTTAGCCTCATACAAAACTGGTATCATACTTTAACCCCCCAGTTTGGCACTGCGGTAATTGTAAAGCTACCAGTCCACGAGATTTTATTTTGTCCAACGTCAAATAATGGCATGCGGTGGCGTTCTGTTCTTACGATATTATCCCAAGCAGATAGGACATCTTTATAGACTAGGTGCCTTTCCATATCTATAACAAGCTCGCCCTGCACATTTTCAAGCCCTGTCTCAAAGTCATTAATGGTTAAAATACCATTGCCTGTGCCTTTGATTTTTAGGATAGGTTTAGCTTGAACATTGCCGGGATTTTATAGAATAGATATAATCAGGCTCCCATGACAACTCTAAGTCTTTCCAACCTTTTACATTCAGCCAATTGCTTATGTCAGTTTCTACTTCGGTGAGTCGTCTTTTGCTATATAGACGTAAAGGGTAAGACCGTTCAATAGCCTCAAGCCTTTTATTGTCCTTTAAAACCACACCATCACGACCAGGTACCTTAACTTGATCAACATCGTAAAAGGACGAGTCATGCTCAACGTCATTAATAATTCTCAAATCAAAATCTGAAGATTTTTTACCATCAAACTTGATAAAAGCTGTCATTTAACATCACCTAACCTTCCTTGTTGTTGTTGAATATACCAGCTAAATTCTCTGAATAAGCGTTGATATTTTGTTGCTTTCGACTAGCCCCTCCTGCTCTTTTTTCAGCTTTTTGGTCTCGTCTGACTCTTTAGTTAGCCATGACCATAAGCTTACTCCGACAGCAACTAAAGCACCGATAGCTCCAACTACCCAACCAACGGGACCTGTTAAGGCTACAAGTGCTGCTTTTAACGCAGTTACCGCAGCAGTACTGGCTATGGTTGCAGCAGTAGATAAACTGATAGCGCCTGTCATAACACCATAAATCACGGTACTGGCTTTTAAGACACCTAACTGAGATAGTCTTGCAACCATATCTGCTTTAGTCATCGTGGTACTTACCGCTTGTACCGCAGTCACAGTCTTAATGGTTGTTGCTCCAATACTCATTGATGCAGATGCCATAACCCAAGCTCTATTTAGCGCTTTAATCATTGTTATAGTCTCATTAACTGCCCTCATGGCAGCTAGACCAGATGCTACACCAACTAAGGCAGGCGACAGAGCTTTGACGACTGATATTCCAGCACCAATAACACTAAACAAAAGTTTAAATAGCGGTGTACTAGCTTTAATACTTGCATTGATGGCGCTAAAAGAGGCATTGATAACAACTTCCATCTCCGTCATAGTACGCCTCATCTTCTGTCTTTTCGTCGGTATCGTCTGAGATGTCTTTAATCCATCTAGCCAATTCCAAAAGCTTCTCTTTTGTAACTTCTGTCTTTTCCTCACCTTTTACATAAGGTGCGATAAAATGCCCACGTAGGGCGTTCTTTTGTCTCCTTAGTTATTCCCTTCTATTTCTAAGTGTGCTGTAATATCCAGCACATAAATATAAAAACCTTGATCGCTTAAGTCATTTAAAAACGGCTTTTCGACATCAAGGCTAATAAATGTGTACGAATGATTAAGACTTGGTAATTTTAAGTCAAAGTTAGCCATTAGATAACCTCCACTTCAAAACAAAAAATTTTGTTTGTTAGTGGGTGGTAGACTGGTATCACTTTATCAACGGTGTACTCAGTATCACCATCAATGACAACAGCATCAACCCATGACCTATCGGCTACTGTCTTACAGTATTTAGGATAAATAAAGATAACCGACGGCTTAGTCTCTTGCCTTGCATTATCTTTACCTGCGGTTGCAAGATTACGGTCAAACCTAACGGGAGAGAGTGTAAAAGGTTCGTCATAGACAAACCCTCCATAATCACCTTTATCTTTGACAAGTTTTACCTGCAGTTCGTCAATAAGCAGTCTTTTATCGATCATAGCTAATACCCGTATATCCCAACCCAACAGCTAGTAACATTAAACCTGTCTGCCAGAGTTTTTTGTTGGCTGCCTTGGCCATGCCCGACAGTGTAGCTAATACTTGTCCGTCCTAGAGATATTCCAGCAAAGGATTGTTTATCCTCTGCTGTCATTACTCCTGAGTCATTTAAATATGCTATCTGATAAGCGATTGCCCGCTTTACAGCCTTTTGCACTAGGGCTATTTCTTTTTTTAAATCTTTGTAATCATAGCGATTACGACAGTAAAGATTGACAGCGTGGCCTAGTCACATCTGTAACTTTTGCCTCGTCTTTTAAGTCCTTGTATACCTCAGATAACGGCACTCGGCTACCTACTTTGGCTTTATCATCCGAGCGATATAACTCATTTGAGATAACATAATCATCAGAGCTCTGCCACTCATGGAACTCTATCAAGGTATAGTAGACCTCTTTGCCGTTGATTGTCTTAACGGACTTAATGACGACGGCGGCACTCGAAACGTCTTGCGTATTACTCTGCAGCGGCAAAAAAACAGGCGCTTGAACAAATGCTACCTCTGATACTTTTTAACGCACCAGTCTATAAAAACTTTTAACTCTAAAGCGTAGGTTGACATAGCTTTTACTTGGCCAGTGTCAGCTCCGCTGTGGTAGTAGTGAGCTACACGATTAAGTCTGAAGCTTATCCTACCGTTATCTCTAACTCTTGTTACGATATTACAAGACATAGAGGTGGCATCTGATTGACCTCCATCTGCACAGAAATACATCTCTACTGGTTCGCCAATCAAAGCATCCAAAACATTTTTTTCCGTGTCAAAAAGGCCATAAATAACTCCCTGAGGCATGACCCGCTGTCCAAGTACATCTCGTTTGTATAGATATGGATTTTTTTTAAGACTGTTGATAATGTTTTGTTTACGCTCTGCGGTTAGTATTGGGTTATCATCCATGGTCCAATGAGTCCACCTCGTGTTCTGAACATCAAAGACATCTTTAATTACTGGATGTTGAGGTGCTGGGGGATTTAAATCTGCTAGATGATAACGTAGCTTAGCCGCCCAAGTACGCCTAAAACACTCCTGGATAAAATCCATGTGCAGTAAGTTAATCTCGCAGAATACTACTGATCCTAAAGACAT